GCCTTGATCTCCGCTTCGTTCAGGAACGCCTTGTACTTGGGCATGTTCTCCTCCAGGCCGCCCTTAATGGCGCGGGTCAGTTCCTCTGAGAGGGGTTTGCCCATCTTGGCTAGGAGCATCCCTGCAAACTCTCGATCCGCAGGCTCCATCTGGTCCCAAACCGTACCCTTGACCGTGATGTCACTGCCAGTCGGATGCTTGATCTTGCGTTCCTTGTCGGCCATCAGCTCGTCGAGCTGTACCTTTTGCGCCTTGACCGCATCGCGCAGTGTCACCAGCTCCGCAGCTTCGGCTTCAATCTTGGCAGCCTCTTCTCGCTCTGCCAGTATAGATTCCAGTTGTTCTCTGATCTCGCCCATAGTTGCTTTGACCTCCTGTTTATGTTTGATTGATGTCTGTTTAGTTTCGTCTGGCGTTTCGCTGGCCTTCACCTCGGCCGCCGCGTCACCCAGCGGGGCTTCATCCCCGCTGCCCTGGTGCGCCCCTGGGCCGTATGTGTCCGCCAGGTCTACGCCGATTATAGCAAGTTTCGCCTTCGCCGCTGTAAAGGCGACGGCGTACTTGTTGACTGGGTTAGGTGTTAAGCTCCACTCCGCGACGGGCCACTTTATCAGCAGCCCCTCTTCTGCCTTCCTGACCAGGTGGGAGATCGCGCCACTGGAGAAGAACAGTTTGCCCTTTTTCGCCAGCTCCCACGCTTTCTTCGCCAGCGCCTTTGTCTTGTCCAGCACCACTCGCACCCACAGACCGCCGTCTTTGGTCTCCACGCTGGCCTCCTGGCCGATAACGCCAGGGTCTTCCTCTGTCATGCCGTGATGGAAGATGACAGGCCGCGACGCGAACATGGACAGGGCGAAGTCGGTCTTGGTGCTGAAGTATTCACCATCGCTATCCTTGCCGTCGTCAGGCCCACCGAACGGCGCGCCCCAGCCCTCAATGATCCAGTCCTCGCCCTCCTCAACGGCTTTGACGGCGACATACCGCTCAATCTTCTCGACCTCTTCTGGCTCGCCAAAGGTGACCTCGCCCTCCGCGTCAGTGCTGAACGGGACCTTGTAGTACTTGCCGTCGTGCTCGGCAATGACGTAGTCGCCGAGGGTCTTCTCTATCCAAGCATAGCCGCCCGATGGCCGGGGAAGTTCCGGCGATTCCCTGTTGTACGCCCGATCAAACGCTTGCCGCACCATTGACAATTGCTCTTCCAAACTCTGCTCTTCAGCCTTCGTCTTCATAGCTTTTGCCTCCTCTGCCCCCCGCCACTGACTGAAGCAGATGGCGACGGCCTGTGCTCGCTCTTTCTCTTTGTCTTTGTCCAGTCCCTCCGCTTCCAATACGAGGGGGATGCACCTGCTGGTAAACTCCTGCTCTTCTTCGCCTTCTTTCGGCTCTGGTAGTGACATAATGCCTCCTAAATATAAAAACCCCCAAGCGGGCCGTCAGGCGGCTTGGGGGCAATCGGGTTGCTCTGTTATTCGGTTATGTTACGTAAGGGTTAGCTCAAGTCTGTGACTTACTTGGTGCAAACTTGTATGGATCAATAGCCACGTCTAGCTTTGTGACTTCATACTTATCCATCAGTGCTTCCAATTCCAGAAGAAACTCTGTCTGTTCAGGAAACTCTATGCCGTGGTGGTTTATTGTACCTACTATGCAGGTATCCATGTTACCTACTTGGGTCATCGGGTAACTCTCCTTTCACTGAACCATTCTCAGCCCACAGATACCCACTCAATGGGCTTCTCACTTGGGTCATCAAGTGACTCCGCCCTCAGCTTGGCAATCAAATCCTCAATGTGAATTAGCGACTTGTGCCATTCGCCATGATGCTTCCGCTTGGTGATAATTATAGCCTGATTGTCCCGAATTGTCAATTCGAACTCAGGTGTGTTGCATACCTGGCATCTGACTAGCATGCTCACATTTCTTTCGGGAAGGTTTGTCATAATGGTGATGATCCTATTGAATCATTTCCCTCGTACAGATAGGGCGGCGTTACTCCGCCTATGCGCCATTCCCCCGCCGTCGCGGTGTACCCGCCTTTCAATAAGGCCTTGACCTCCTGCAGCAGGGCCAGGGCCTTGTCCAGCTTGTCGTCGATCTCTCGGGCTTGTTCTGGGGTCATTCTGGCTTGCTCCTTTCAATGATGACTTGAGCCATTATGTAACCTAAGTAAAATAGTGAGTAAGCGATTAGGCCAGCCAGTAAGTTCTTCCGGTGAGCCCAGTCTTGAGATAATATCCATTGCCCGACGAAATATCCCCCGAGCCAGGGAATTAACACCGCTGGCCTTTTTCTCTTCTTGTCTTGTTCTGGGGTCATTGTGTTTGCTCCTTTCCGCTTGCCAACTTCAGCATCAGTACTATCCCTGTCTCTTTGTCAAGTTCTGAAACGCCTGGGGTATTGTTGGTCGCCATCTGCCAACCGTTGCAATCCCAATCACCGCAATCGCACGGAACAGGATATAAGCCCAGGTCGCCAAGTTCTTGAAAGCTCAACTTACTGCCCGCTGTATACTGCTCGACAAATTCTTGTATGGTCAGGTTGCTCTCGCTCATCCTGCTAACTCCTTCACTATCTCCTCACCCGCCTTGGCGAAAAACTCCTCAACCTTGCCCTTCTGCTCTTTGGCATGCTCTGTCATGCGCTTCCAACGGCCTGCATGGACAGCGGCCTGCTTTGGCCCGATGACATAAGGCGCATAGGGGATGGCCGTGCCAATAATGCCCCTGATTTCTCCGCCTACGCCCTTGATCTCGCTGGTGATGCTGCGGCCCAGGGTCCCTGTCCGCCTGTAGGTGCTCATTGGCGGAGGCGCTGGGTACACGGCCACCTTGCTCTGCAAGAAGTAGACTGCCTTTGTCATGGCCTTCTTGATCTCGGCGTTGACGACCTTGTTGGACGTGCCGAAGCGCTTTAGCAGTTCGTCGAGACCTTCGACGGTTATGGTTACGTCGTCAGGCATTTTGAGCCTACTCCATAATAATGGGTGTCCACCAACATCTGCACGATGGATGGGCAGGAATTTCGTATCCTATGTTTGTTTTGGGATGCTTTGCCGGCTCTCTCAGCGTGGCTATTACGCCCCGTGCCATCTGTTCCTCTGGGCTAGTCGGTTGCGCCTCCTCCTCAATAACTTCCAAGCCTCCCAATGGCCCGCAAATAGGACATACCCTTTCATCGTTCGCAGTAGTCCAGCGCCGCCCCCTGACTACCCCGCTCTCCTCCCACGCCCTGGTGTTGGCCTCGGCAAAGACACGGGTGATCTCTGTAGCTGCAATCATCTCAGCACGGACGGGATTGACAAATATCTTCTGCACTCTAGCTACCAGGTCGGGGAACGTCTCCCCTGCTTCGATCCAGTTGTTGATGCTCGCCTGTAATCGCTTGCGCGTAGTATCGTTGATACCACTGATAAGAGAGTAGCTATACTTCCTGGCCCACTTCGCCGCCGCCGCATTGACTAGCTCCCATTCAGCTCCGATCTCGAATGGCAGCTTGCCGATAGCTAGCAGCACAGCCTCCTCCATTGCCTGCTCAAAGACGGGCAGCATTAACTGAACGTGGTCTTGCTCAAAAGCAGCCCACATCGCCTTGTCACGAATGAGGTCGGTCCCTACCGCCTTGATTTGCTTTTTAACGTCCCGATTCTTTTTAAGCCATTCCAGCACTATGTCCTGGTGCTTGCGCCAGACTTCCAGCAGGCCGTTCAGCAGCTTGTACTCCCAAGCCTGCTTCTGCCGCTTGTCGGGGTCTTCGTCAGGGATAGCCTTGCCAGCCTGGACGAAAGGGGGCTGCAAACGCAGCCTTCACCTCCTCCAGCGTGGTCGCTGCCGATAACTCCGCCTCGACACTGGCTTTCACATAAGCAGGTATCACGTCACTGACGAACTCCCGTTCGGCGGGGTTGCGCTCCGCCTTGAACTCCCTTACCGCCACGTCCCGCCACTTCCGCAAGTCGTCCTGGTAGTCAAGGTACGCCTGCACCTCTACTTCGTGTTCTCTCTCTCTGGCAATCGCCATTCCCTGTGCCATAGCTGCTTTTAGGGCTGCTTTAGCCTCCTCTACCTCTGCCGCTGACATAGCCTCAGGCAACCCCACCACCCCTCCCATCGGCGGCAGTTGCCAATACTTCTGGCGGATCTCGTCCACGGCCATCACGGGCGTCGGCATCCCTGTCATTGGGTCAATCGTACCCCGCAGGATGAGTTCTAATTCCGCTAGCTCAATGTCCTTGTCGGGTATGCGAATGTCTTCGAAGCGGCCTCGCAGGTTGTCACCGTAACGGCACAGCGGCCCCTTGTTGATCTGGCTGCTGACACGCTGCAGCCTGGGCCACAGCGTGTCATTGGTGAAGGTGCGCTCAGCGACCTTAGCGTTAGCCTCCGTCGCGTTCTCGCTCCACTTCCCCATCGGGATACCGTAGATGTTAAATATCTGCCGCTGGGTCAGGTTGAGTAATTCGAGGAACTGCATATCCTTGTGGGGGATACCCAGTGTCTTCACGTCCACCGAGCTACCCCGCACAAAGGCTATTTTGTGCGCGTTACCTATCCCACCATACTTCCCTTGCCACTGCTTGACTACCGTCTCGTAGTCGGAATCACTGATGGCGTTCTCAATGCTCACAATGGCAGAGGGCATGGCGTTCTCTCGGAAGAAGCGGGCGTTCCACTCCTGCGCCGCGCCGTCCTGCTCGATGGTGTACCGCAGGGCCTCCAGCGGCGATAAGCCAATGTAGTCCTCTATTGGATGCCACCGTTTGAAGTGGACAACCTCGTCTTTGTACAATGGCAGGCTTTGGCCGTCTACGGTGTAGACGTAGCCCTTCAGCCACTCATCGGGGTCTGGCACTGGCCGCATCCTGTCCGACCGCAGCCACCAGATTTCCAACGGCTCACTGCCAGCAACGGGCCTGCCGTCCGCACCCGATGGCAGGGTCAGATACCAATAGGCGTTCCCTGTGAGTTCTAACGACCCGAAGGTGGCCTCCATGAGTTCGTAGCCGCTCATGCTCTCATTCGGATGTGCTAGCCGTTGCTCGAAGGGGTGGGCGGTGATCTCCGTCTCCTCTTCGCCAGCTACACTGAAGACCTGATAGGGGACGGCGGCGGATGCTTCCATGATGCGGGTGACACAAAAGTAGACCCAAAGGCTGGACTGGTAAGTAGCCGCCTGCTTTTCAAACTCGGAGTAGTCGGGGAGGCGCCACTTTTGCGCCTCGGCCGTCCTGCGCTGCCAGTCTAGTATACCACCCGTCTGTGCCTTAGCGTAGCCACGCGCCTTCAGAAAGTTTTCAATAATGCCCATGTACTAACTCCAGTTAGACCCACTCCATAGAGAACTTGGACTTGCTGAGCATCTGCACCGCTCCGCTTACCGCGTCCTGCTCATCATCGTGTGGCCCGTCAGGGAACATTTCGCTCCGGTCTAAAAAGCCCTGAATGTCCCAGCCTCCCGCCACGATCTTGACGTTGCCCTGCTCTGCTTGCGAGGCCCATGGGTTGGCCCGTGTCAGCTTGTCCTTTGCAGAGGGATAGCCGCGTATGGTATAGCCTATCAGCCCCGGCAGCGTCACGAGTTCAGCAATGACGATCTTGCCCGATGCGCCTGGCTCTTGCTCCACCCCGATCCGCACCGCGTGCCCGTCCAGCTTGGCCGTCTGTGCTATCAGTTGCTTGATACCATGCCAGCGGATGCGGTGGCGGCCAACGCGCTCAATGAAGTAGATGCCATCCTTCAGCGACACCCTGGCCCCCGCCGTGAAGTCCGGGTCGTCGCCCGCTGCCTTTTTCTCTGTGGCTGCCAAGTCCCAAAAGCGGACAGTCTGCGCGTCGGCTGGCGCAGCGTCCACGATCTTGAACCACTCCCGCTTGAACACGTTGCCAGCGGCGGCCATGATGTCCCAGTCGCCCTCGAGAAGTCGCTTGCGCTCTACGAGAGGGAGCAGCTTCAGGTTGCGCTCATAGTCCGTGCCAGCGAGGTACGGATTGTCGCGCACGAAAGCGGGTATGAAGGTGCGGCTCTTGGCGTCTGGGTGGTCCCGCCCGACCTCGGTGTCCACGTCGTCAACTATGGCATACCAGCGCAACTCGCCAGGCTTAGCGGGATTCGGATGCTTCTTGTCCAGCCATGCACCCCACCTGCGCTTGACCCATTCATGCCCTGGCCCGCCTGGGTTGGTGCCGGCCCTCATGTAGCA